AACATAACGGGCTGAAGCTTTAATGGTGAAGCGCGAGATTGAAACCCTCGAGAAGTCGGATCGTTACCGACCAGCACCGGCCACTTTTGATCACTGAGAGAAGTTCAAAACGAGATGACATGCATCACTCGCTCGTATGGCATTAACGTAATCAGGTAAGACAAGAAGCATGAGTCAGTCGATCACTGCGGGACACGGGTCTCGTCTCATGCACCCGAAGCTTTCAGTAATGCGCGTGTCGTATAGTGGCTATTATGATGGATTGCCAATTCATAGACGAGGGTTCGATTCCCTCCACGCGTACCACTTTAATAAATAGTAACATGGAACACAAACCTAACTCTATTTTCGACGCAGCAAGCAAAGTTCTTTTTGAACAGAATACACCGCCTCCTCGTATCACAAAGGAAATTCATTACAAGACTAAGAATGGTAATGAACGAGTATCTGAAGTCGGCGAGAAAAGCGAAGCTGAAGAAATCAAAACCATCAAAGCTCTAGGCGGGACGATTCTCAAAGTCTTGACCGTCAAGCATTGATTCAACTGGGGTGAAGTCTAGCCTGGTTTGACAGCTGCCTTTGAAGCAGTAGAACGCAAGTTCTTTGTGGGTTCGAATCCCACCGCCCCCGCCAATTTTAACTGCCCGTTAGCATAATGGTAATGCATCTGACTCTGAATCAGAACATGAAGGTTCGATTCCTTCACGGGCCACCACTTTAGCATCGTTTGACAGTTCCGGACCTGGTGAGAACGATGCTGCTACTGGGCAGCGGCATGTCGCGATCCGCCGAGCCTTCTGTGCAAACCAGACAGTAGCAACCAATTTCGATTAGAGCCCTGAAAAGGTACCGAAGTTTGTAAGGTAGTCATGGAAAGGCGCTAGGCGGACCAAAGAAGAAAGTTGGGAGACCTTAATCGTGTGGAAAGCGAACGTACCTAGTAGCCCATGCGGAGTCACTGTCTAAACCTCAACACTCCAGTGTAAAGAGCAACGGACTCCACTAATCGAATTTTTCATAGGCCCATAGTGTAACGGTTAGCACCACGGATTTTGATTCCGTTAGTCTAGGTTCGAATCCTAGTGGGCCTGCCATAATTTTCAGGTATGCCAATGCGTTAGGGAGATAACATTGCGCGCTTGCAGATAAGAACAACGCAGTTCCTGCAAGTGATAACTCCGACTTTCGTCAGTACACTTTTGCAATGTGTGTTCGGGCTCACATGGAGGTTCCTTAGGAACTGAAGTATGATGAAGCCGTAAACTGACCATACTTGATTTTCTTTATCGTCGCGTGTCCGAGTTTGGTTAAGGAGCTCGTCTTGGAAACGAGTGCGTGCAGCAAGAGGCTGTGGGCCGTGGGTTCGAATCCCACCGCGGCGACCATTTTCAAAAGGGAATGCATTGGTTTCGACGTAAGATTCTTTCTTGCGGACGGCGGGTCGTTGCCGCCCATTTCCACCATCTTTTGCATCCGTCTCTGAAATGCATAATCAAATAAATAAGATTATGCGATACACGATCTATAAGACTACCAATTTACTTAACGGAAAATTCTACATTGGTAAACATCAGACAAAGAGACCGATGGATTCTTATCTTGGTTCTGGTTTAGCTTTAAAGAAAGCTATTTCAAAATACGGGCGAAGAAATTTCAAAAAGGAGATTCTATTTGATTTCGATAACGAATCAGAAATGAATCAAAAAGAAAAAGAACTCATAACAGAAGAATTCATTTCACGTTCTGATACTTACAATAAAGGAATTGGCGGAGAAGGCGGTCCACATTTCAAAGGTAAGAAGCACTCCGATGCAGTCAAAAGTAGAATTACAAAACATCTGAGAAAAGGTGGAGTAAAAGGTTCAATTCCGTGGAACAAAGGATTAAGATTTAAAAGCGCTTGTAGCTCAGTGGAAGTAGCGGGCCTCTCATAAAGGCTAGGTCGTTGGTTCGATTCCAACCGGGCGCACCAATTTTTGTTTAGTGTAATTGGTAGCACACTCTGATAGGGTCGTATGAGGTTCAATTCCTCTTAAGTATGGTACTCGTAATTCCGCGCAGAGCAGATTGGTTCGAATCCAAAGCAAAAACATTTTCATACAGAACGAGCTAAGTTACTGTCTACGTTCAATGCATCGGGGTAGTGCCCTTGTCCACCATGAAGTTGGTGATGCTACTCGTACACTGCGGGTTTCCTTCCTACAGCCGAAAGGTGGAAGGATGTATGAAATAGGAACCGTGAAACTTAGGTTAACTACTTTGGCGAGTAGTTTGGAGAAGCCACTCCTTGCGGTTCCATCCACTTTCAATAACGCGTCTGTGACCGAATGGTTAGGTAGCCGACTTTTAATCGGAGAGCGAAAGCTCAATGTGGGTTCGATTCCCACCGGGCGTACCAATTTCTAGGGCTGTTCGTTCAACGGATAGGATACATGGTTTCGACCCATGAGATGTAGGTTCGATTCCTACACGGCTCGCCAGTTTGATAAATACATCAGTATGCAACACAAGCCAGGATCAATCTTTGAAGCCGCAAGTTCGGTTTTGTTCGAGAATCCAACTGAGCGTCTCGCAAGAATGCGCCTTGAGATTCAGAAAGGTAAGGAATACGCGTCGCAATATGAAGCTCTAATCAGTTCGCTTGCTAAGGTTATTCCCTGGACAAAGAAGCCAACCAAGAGTAAATCATCAGCTCTCATTGAATACACCGGTGAGATTGGAGTCAATCAACTTTCATTTTCATGGCATGCTATAGATAACCGATACAGCTATGGATATGCATTCATGGGAGCTTTAATTTCCGAAGCAGGTAAGTATGGCAAGATCCATGAATTCGGACCCAAGCTTGATATCATTGGAATGGATGTTACTAACGATGATCATATCAAGAAGAATCTTGAAGCTTTCAAGAAGACGATCGAACTTGCGAAGAAAATCGATCCAAAGAAACTTTACATAAAATAAGGCAGCGTAGCTCAAAGGAAGAGCATCTGTATGACATGCAGAAGGTTGAGATATCGTGATTCTCCGCTGTCACCAATTTATTGACGCGAGTCAATAAACAACATACGGTGGTTCTCCGCCGTACCTCCCCTGGTAAACGAACGGGCATGGCAGTCGCCTTCTACGCGATGTCGTCATGCCCGTTCAATCATTTTCAATTCCTGTGTAGCTCAGCGGCAGAGCGGGTGACTGTTAATCACTAGGTCCGTGGTTCGATCCCACGTGCAGGAGCCACTTTACATGATTAAGCGCGACTAGGGACCGCGTATAGCATGACTACTTGATGTTTCATCGGGTCGAATGTAATCAAGTTCCCGGAGAGGAGTGGTTCTAAACACTCGTCGATCGATGCTAAGAATTTAGCTTAAAGCCTCCGTAAAAAATAATCGAACCACTTTCATTGCCGCATTAGTCTATTGGTAAGACGCCGTCCTCGTAGCTCGGAGAAAGCAGTTCGATTCTGCTATGCGGCTCCATCTTTTGATAAATACATCAGTATGCAACACAAACCAGGTTCAATTTTCGAGGCGGCTTCTCAAACTCTTTTTCATGAAGCTATTGATGATGAAGGCAATACTCTAAAAGTTGGAGACAGTGTCGAATTCAAATCTGACATTGAGCAAGTTGGAGTTATTACGAAAATTTCAGGTTCTAATTTAACACTTGAACCACCTCCTGGTCAAAAATTTCATGGTTCATACATTGGAAATTCTAAATCAACCGTCGTGTATTCAGGACGAGTAACAAAAATCTAACATAAACAATTATGAGACCATTTTCTTCATACAGTTCCGATCCTCTTTACAAAGCAATCACCAAAGTTTTATCTGAAGGTGTTAAGATTGCTCCTCCAAAAGGATATGGAAAAGACATTCCAAAAAACTTTCAGGTTGCTTTTCAAAGCATTCTTGACCAAGCAAGCAAGACGCATACAATCACGAATGCAGCTTTCTTTGACTCAGGTTATTACGGTGTGTCATTCAACATTGGTAAAGTCGAATATGTCGTTGGCTTGTCCGACACACGAATGACAAAAGATGACGGTATTGTCATGGGCAGTATCTTTCTTCAGAAGACAGGTTCATCAAGTCGAATTGTAAACGTTGTTGCAACTGACAAGTTCGATGTTGAGTTTCCAAGCCAATCCGATATCTCCAAAATCGTAAAAGCAATTTCAAAGCTTCCAAAATAAACTTTACGCGCGCGTGGCGGAATGGCATACGCGGCAGTTTGAGAGACTGTTCCCTTAAGTGGGTTGTGGGTTCGAGTCCCACCGTGCGCACCATCTTAACATGATTTCAAGATTCTTCATTGCTCTGATAGCATTAGTTTCTGTTAACTGTGCAGCTCTAGACGGGTATGAGCGCAGATACGGAATTGCTTATTATGACGAAGAAGGTAATAAGCTTGAAGCAAGTGTTGCTCTCGTGCCAGTAAAACCAAAGGTCATTAGATCATCTAAGTAATGTCTCTTAGCTTTACAAAGTTTAGAATGTTGTCCGAACGAAAACGTTTGGAGCCAACTCTATATGATGAGCTTAAGCCATACTCTACTGATCCTGCATACTTCGTTACATTCACTGCAATCGAGAAGGTAGGTATCAATCCATCAAATGCATTCTCGACTCCGATTGGAATCTATGCATATTCTCTGAAGGATCTTTGGAAGCATTGGATCGCAGGAAACTTTTTCTTTGGTCGAGATCGTCCGTATGTCAATCTGCTAAAGGTTAACACAACTAAGATTCTGCATCTTAAGAATTACAGCTTTAACACTAAGGACCTTTCAATTCTTCAGGCAAGATACGATTCAGTTAAGAACGTTACTGACCTTTCATTTGAAGCCTTTCTAAAAGATACTCGTGCCGCAACTGCAAAGGAAACAAACCTCTACAGCAATACATCGGATGGAGCAGTTCTGTGGAACTTAACATTTCGTATTGCGCGAAAGCTTGCATCGGATAACTCAAAAGCTTTCACTGTTCGATGGAATACGCTGTTCCGTGAGTTAGGATATGATGCTATTTACGATACATCAAGTATCATTCATTTGCTTCAGTCCTCACAAGCAGTCTTCTTTACTCCATCTTCATACAAGCTCATTGGTCGATTCAAGAACAAGAATCTGATCGTAAATGATTCTGATTATTGGGGAACGAAGGAACAACCGTTTTGGTATCCAGGCGAGAATCCTGCAGTTGACATTGCGATTACTACAGTCATTGATTCTCAAAAGAAGGTTCTCCTTGTGAAACGAAAGCAAGATGGTTCATGGGCATTGCCTGGTTCCTTTATTCATACTGACTCTGAAAAGGGCGAGCCATTCAACTGGGGCCGTGAAGCTCCAAAGCAGGCTGCTATTCGAGTCCTGACCGAGAAGACAAAACTTTACTTAGGCGGGCTTCGATCAATTGGAGAAAAGATTCGCTTTGTCGGTAAGTTTGATTCAAAGACCAAAGACTCGCGCAACAATAAAGAAGCATGGTCTGCATCTTACTTCTTTACGATTCATTTTGACGATGCTAGTGAAATAGATCTACAAAAGATCGGTGCACAAGCTGAAGCGTCTGATGCTAAATGGTTCGCACTTAATGAAGTTCCAAAACTCGCATTTGGACATAACGGTCTAATCAGACAAATTCTCAATAAATAAGCTATGCCAATAACTAAAGAGAACGGCGAACAATATCGTCTCAAGTACATCTCTCAGACGATCCTATCTTCAAGGACGGATCGTGAGAAGGTAATTACTATGTTAGCATTGCTCAACGCGAAAGTTATTGGTGATGATAAGATTGCTAAGGTCACGAATACAAAGAATAGGTTAGCTGCTAACCTAGTGAACCTTGATAAGAAAATCTCCGATAAGATCACTCTTTGGAATAAAGTCTACCTCGGTCTGTTTAAGAAGACTCCTTCTTCTATTGCTGAGCGTGATGCGCTAATTTCAGAGTTTGCAAATAAGAAATTCTAATCGCCCATATAGTTTAATGGTCAGAATGCATTCTTGGTAAGAATGAGATCCGAGTTCGATTCTCGGTTTGGGCTCCAGCTTTAGTTGGTTTTGTTTTCGAATGCCGATGTGGCGAAATGGTAAACGCGGCAGTTTCAAACGCTGCTATTCTTTATTGAATTTGTGAGTTCGAGTCTCACCATCGGTACCAATTTTGATAAACTCTTCAGTTTGGTAAACACATTTTGATAAATAAGTTTATGCAAATTGAAGATGCAATACGAACGAGTGTTACTATGTCAGAGGCAGCACGCAAAATGAATCTGCCTTTCAGCACGTTTAAACGTAAAGCTGGAGATTTGTATCAACCAAATCAAGGAGGTAAAGGAACTAGGAAAGAATTTAAGCGTAATGGATATTCTGGAGTTTTGCTAACTAGAGACATTCTTAATGGGTTAAGACCACAATACCCAACGAATAATTTAAAGCGTCGGTTAATTAGTGAAGGGATTCTTGAAGAGAAATGCGCAGAATGCGATCATTCCGGTCTTTGGAATGGATTGCCTTTAGTTCTTCATCTTGATCATATCAATGGGATAAATGATGATCATAGAATAGAAAATTTACAACTGCTATGTCCAAACTGCCATAGTCAAACGCCTACATACGCAGGAAAGAATAAAAGAAAGAAACATTCTACGGAGATATGACAGAGCCTGGTATTGTGCCTGCCTGGAAAGCAGTGGCCCACTCAAATGGGTGGCGCAAGTTCAAATCTTGCTATCTCCGCCATTTCATAACCCGCTTCGGCGGGTTTTTTGGTCTCTAGAAATTGATAAATAACCGATATGCTAGCATCTCATGTAACTCGCGACCCATTGATTGCGGCTGTTAATTCAGTCCTCAATGAATCACATTCTCTTACTGAAGCTGAAATGACAGCTCTTGATCTTCGCAAGAAGTATGGTGGTGCTTATGTTTCTTCAATGGATCTGGACGGTGAATATGAAGGAGAAGTTCAGTTCGTAAATAAGATCAAGAACTTCATGCGCAAGCATAAGCTTAGTCCTAAAGAGACTGCAGTTTTTCACGAAGATGGATTTAAGAAGTATGAGTCATTTCCTGCAATGGTCAAGCTTCTTAAAAAGAAGAACATTCCATTCGAAGATTTTACTGACAGAGTCGGTTCAGGTGTAATCGTATTCTCGCTTAAACCAGTTGTCAATGAATCAGTTTCTGATGAGGTTCAACTAGATGAGGATAAAGCACAAGACACTCTTCAGCGTCTAAACAAATTCGCGAAGGAGCTAAATGCTATTGATGCAGAAATGGATTCTCTTGATGCTCAAATAAAGAAGCTAGAGAAAGCATACGAAAAGCTTAATGCTAAGGCTGGTGTTCTACAAGATAATCGCGACGATGCTCACATCAAGCTTAAGGATTCTGGAATCTCTAAGAATCTAATAGACAAAGCTTACAAAGGAAAACTCTAATAAATAACTACTCATGAACCAACCATTCTCTAAATCCCACAAAGACCCGTTAACTGCTGCGGCTGCTTCAGTTCTATTCACTGAAGATATTTCGGCTATCAAAGACAAAGTCTCAAAGCTAAAGGCAGGCGACAAGACAAACTTTGGTGTTGTCAAATCGATCAGCGATACTTCAATTGAGTTCAAAGCTCGAGACACTGGAGTAACTAAGATTTCATTCAATCAGCGCAAGATGGGTTCAAAGGATTTCGTCCTTGACAAGTTGATGAAGCTTAACGAAGAAGAATCTATTGATGAAAGTTTTAGTCCTCGTCTAAAGGGTCTTGCAAAGGATGTAGTTGGCCATGGAAAGAATCTTGTTGATGCTCTTAATAAGGATGACACAACAACTGCAAAAGATGCTCTTAACGAGGTTATGATCGCTGCAGAAGAGATTCAGTCAGTTCTAAAGAAGATCAAGAATGAATCTGTTGAAGAACTTGATGAAGAAGAAAAATCCTTTCGTGTAAACGCAAGATTCAATAACAAGAATGCTAAAGGTCTCTGGCAAAAAATCAGTTGGCCAACCAAAGCTAATTCTAAGGAAGACGCTGAAGCAAAGTTCCGCAAGCGCATGGGTAAAGATCTAATCAAAGATCTTGAAGTTCTTGAAGAAGAAACTGAAATTGAAGAAGCTGCACCTGCCGACGTTATTGCTCTTGCACGAGAAGTTGGTTATCCGCCAACAGAAGCAGAGCGTCAGTATGCAAGTTGGACGAAGCGCGGACTTTCAAAGGATAACATCAAAGCTCTCATTAAGAAGTACGCCGAAGAAAAGAAGAATTCTACTTCAGTTTCCAAAAAATGAATGAGGCAATTGATCCCAAGAATCTTAAGAAGATCATTCACAACGATGCGACAGTAACTCTTGGGAATGCTTCAATTGAACAACTTAACGCTTCAAAGCGTTGGTATCTTGACCGTGTTGGTCATGTGAAAGTAGGCGAGCGAAAAAGCTTGCAAGGAGTTCAAAAAACCTACATGAAGAACCTTGGTCTAATCACTAAGGAACTTGCATCTAGGAAATAAGTATTTACATTTGTCCTTGGATAGTGTAAAATATCATTAGAGTATTACCGTACTCTAAACCCAACGTATGATGCAGAATTCGTCTGTTGATTACATAAAACACAAACCTACAAATAATCATGAAGAAATTCTTGCTTATTTGCATGGCTCTTTTATGCGTATCGTCGCTGAGTCCTGCAAAAGAAATAGACAGCACAGTCTACAAAGCCCGCGTAACGTATTACTCTGCGGATGGTAAATGGGGAAATCGAGTGGCATGCCAAAAAGCAAAGTACGCTAAAGAAGGCGTAAGTGTGGCTGCTCACCCAATGTTCAAGTTTGGAACAGTGCTTGAGATTCCTGCTCTAAAAGGAATCATCGGAGATGGTAAATTTGTGGTGCAAGACCGTGGTCCTGCTGTCACAAAGAAAGTGGCATCACGAGGGAAGACACTCGTATTTGATGTCTATGTTGCATCTCATTCCAAGATTCACAAAATGAAAACTGCTGTTCCTGACTATCTGGAAGTCATTGTGAAAGAATGAAAAATTCTATTTACATTTGGCTGAAAATAGTGTACAATAATCTCATGCGGAACGGATACCGCAAACAATCTGGCAAAGAAAGTTCCTAAATAAATTCACCAATACGAAAAACCACTTTCCGCCAAAACTTTGGGCAAAGGATGTTCCTAAACTCTTTTAACTGGAAAAAATCACATCCCGCCCTCTTCTTTTCTACACATTATGAAAGTCGCAACCCTTGAATTGTTTAATGCAGTGCCAGCTAAGACTGGTGGAGATTACATCGTTCTTCCAGAATATGGTGTGATCATTGAGCCAAGCGCTTCTTATGCAAAGAATACGATCCTTTCGTTTCTTCGTGCAAAGAAGTTGTCAGGTACTGAACTGAATGCGACCTTTCATAAGTCTTGGGCTAAGATCGAGAACTCTTCTCGTGCAGAATTGCTAGTTCATCAGATCTTGCACTACTTGACCACTTATGGAACTGGTCATACATCTTCTTTCGTTTATGTTCCGAATGAGGAACTGAACGTTCCTGCGAATCTTACTTTCACTGTGATTCGTGGATGGACTCGTGAGCAGTTTGTTGAGGCTACTCTGAACATGCTCAAGTCTGGTGTTGCTCTTAAGTCAGACACAATTGATTCTGTTATTGGAATCCTAAATGACTTTGACTACAAGTTCACTGGAGCTGAAGTCGTCAAGAATAAGGAAGCACTGATGTTCCTATGTCAGCGTTTCAATGCGCTTCCTAAGGACCCAGTTGAATTCGTTCGCTATCTTATCTTCCTTGCGACAGGTACGACTCTGCTTATCAAGAGCAAGTCTCTGTATCGTTCGATTGAATCAACGATCAATAAGAAGGAAGTTACTAAGGCTTTACTTGAAGCTGATACCGAAGTTCTTGCTTCGGTCTTTAACCGATTCAAGCCAATCTTCCTGTCTCTGAAGAAGTCTCTGACAAACGTTGACACAAGAGCAAAGATCAATGCGATCTCAAAGGCAAGCAAGACTGCCCACGTTCCAATGTCTTACAACATTCTGAACAACATCGGTTCTTGCACTGTTGCTGAACTTGTTGCTCAGCGTGATAATCTGTTGAACGCAAACTTCTTCCAGCTTGCGCGTTGCATTCAGTTCCTGAAGCAGAACATGTCAGCTACTGACAAGGTCTATCAGATTCGCAACGGTAAGACTTTCGCGAAGAGCGGTAAGACTCTGAATTCATTCCAAGCAACAGAAAAGATTCACCTGTTGATTCATATCCTTGCTGAGAAGTATTCGCTGAAGGGTCTTAAGGTTTACATCCCTGATGATGTTTTCTATGCGCTGCCAACTTCGGAAAAGCTGTATGTAGGAAATGTTCCGTTTGGTTCTAAGTTCGTTTCAGACAATGTTGCGCTTGGCGTATTCTGGAGAAACGAAGGTGGAGCTCGAGACATCGACTTGTCAGCAATCAGTGCGGACTCAAAGGTCGGTTGGAATTCATATTACAATGATGGAGAAGTTCTCTATTCAGGTGATATGACTAATGCTAGCCCATGTGCTACTGAATATCTTTACAGCAAGAAGAGTCTGCAGTCAGACTATCTGGTCACTGCAAATATCTTCAGTGGTAATCCAACTGGATCAAAGTTCAACATCATTGTCGGTAAAGGTGGAAACATCAATAAGGACTATATGATGGACCCAAATGCAGTCTGGGTAACCTCTGCAACTGAATCAATCAAGCGTGAAGGTCTTGTTGGTCTAATCACTCGAGATGGTGACAAGAATGCTGCTATCGTCTTCCACCTTGGCTTTGGCCGATCACAGGTTTCTTATGGCGGCGGTAAGGCTGACCTCATGCGTTCTGCTCTCGTGCAGCGCTGGAAGAACTGCTTCTATCTTAACGAACTGCTGCCATACCTTGGTGCAGAAATGGTTAAGGATGCAGCAGAGGCTGACCTTGATCTGTCTCCTAACAAGTTGACTCGCGATAGCTTTACTATGCTGTTTTCTGAAAAGGATAAATAGCAATTATGGCTAAGCTATTCTCCTTCAAACAGTTCTGTGCAATATCAGAGGAGAAGGAAGATCCTCGTCTAAAGGCAGCTGGTGTAAGTGATTACAACAAGCCAAAAGCTACGCCTAATCATCCAGAAAAGTCGCACATAGTTGTGGCAAAAGAAGGTGATAAGGTTAAGACGATTCGCTTTGGAGAACAAGGTGTAAAGGGTTCCCCTCCAAAGAAAGGTGAAAGCGAAGAATACGCTGCTCGACGAAAGTCTTTTAAAGCGCGTCACGCTAAGAACATCAAGAAGGGGAAGATGTCAGCGGCTTACTGGGCCAATAAAACTAAATGGTGAAGGTTGTAAAACTAGCGAATGGAAGATGGGCGAAACCATGTCCTCGATGTAAAGTTCAACAAGATTATCTGCGAAAAAGTTACGCAGAATCCTCTTTAAGAGAAGGTAAACTGTGTAAAAGTTGTTCTAACAAAATCACTGATAATTGTCATAGAGGCTGGCATCGAGGAATCAGATTATCTTGGTTTAACCGCTTCAAAACCGGAGCGCCTTCTCGTGGTATTGAATGGTCAATAACGATAGATGATGTTGCTGATCTAATGGAAAAGCAACATTCAAAGTGCGCGCTAACTGGATGGGACATCGAATTTCCAGAATGCGGACATCCACAAAAAGCACCTGCATCAATTGATCGAATAGACAGCAAAATTGGTTATGTACCAACGAACATTCAGCTAGTTACTAGGCATGTGAATATGATGAAACAGTCATATTCTAATGATTACTTCATTGAGGTGTGTAAAGCTGTTGCTAATAAAGTCAAGTGGTAATTTACGACCGTGCGGTGAATTTTGATATTTACTTGCACGGTCGAATAGTGTAAAATGGTAGCATGGCTGATTTGAAACTTCGCGAGATTCAGAAACTCGTAATCTCAAGAGTAAGAGACGCAATTAGAGAAGGTAAGACCGACATCTTTATCTCAGCTCCAACAGGAACTGGAAAGGGACTGATCGGTCTTGAGTTGTCTCGTCTGCTATTTGATGATAATTCTCACGAGGCATATTTGCTGACATCAGAGAAATCTCTACAAGCTCAGTATGAAGAAGACACCTACAAGTATGAAGCACATGAAGAGGTAGTTTCTATCTGCGGCATTGATACATACAAGTGCAATCTGAATAACGAAAAGTTCTCGCTTGGCGTTTGTCGCATGATGAACAAGTCAAATGCTGAGGCTCTGAAGATGCCCTGTGCAGAGACATGTGAATATCTACAGCGTTGGTCAGCCGCAAAGATTGCTCCAAGAACTGTAATGAACTACAGCTATTGGCTCGTTCAGATGAACTACGTTCTGACTAAGATGGAAGCTCTTGCTCCGTTTCAAATTCGTCCAATCGTCGTATGTGACGAAGCACATAAGTTGCCTGACATTATTGAGAGTCATTTCGCATGTTCAGTTGACAGCAAGTTCGTTGAGCGCATTCGATCAGTAATGATGGTTCTTCGTGCAAATGGATATCTTAATCATGGAATCAATCACGAGCCTGTCGAGAATGCAATCAATCATTGCCTTAGACTCCAAGTTAAGGCAAGCGCTGAAAAGCACCTAGAGAGTTTGACGAATGTTCTACTCGCGTATCATCAGCTAAAAGAGACTGTTGAAAAACAAGCTGAATCGTTTGGTAAGAAGTTTCTGAAAGGATCAAACGATACTGAAGTCCTGAAGCGTAAGATGAACAATATGCCTAAGGAAGTTCGTGCTGTTTTCCGTCTTCGTGATTCTCTGAAGGATCGCTGCTGCAAACTTGAGGATTACATTCAGATCATTAAAGACACAAGTCTGGATAACTTGATTGTTGACCGAGTGTCAGATGAGGAACGCAAGTTTCATAACCTAGATGATTCACATCTGTTTCAGCGTCACTTTAAGAAGTTCTCGTCAGTTCGAATCTACATGTCAGCGACGATTCAAGCTAACTTGTTGATCAAGCGATTTGGAATTGATCCAAAAGAAGCTCTCGTTCTGGATGTAGCATCGTCGTGGGACAAGCGTCGTTCTCCAATCGTGTTATGCAATACCGCAAATATGACATACAAGAATCATGACGAATCTCTGCGGAAATGTGTTAAGAAGATTGATGAACTACTGAAAGAACATCGCGGTCAGCGTGGAATCATTCATACCACATCAAATGCAATTATGAATGAGATCATGGAAAACTCTAGGTTTTCTTCTCGTCTGATTTCTTACACTGGCACTGAAGAGAAGATGGCAATCCTAGATGACTTTGCGAACTATCCAAAAGATGCAGTTCTGATCGGTCCTTCTCTAACGACAGGTATTGACTTAAAAGATGATCTTGCGCGATTTAACATTGTCGTTAAGCTTTCGTTTCCAAATATGACATCAGCTCTTTGGGCAAAACGGTATGAAGTCGCGAATCATATCTATGTAGGAGAAACCGCATCAGTTCTTGAACAAGCTTGTGGTCGAACAACCCGCTCTGCCGATGACTTCTCTATCTCTTACATTCTGGACAGTCGTGCCAAATCGTTCATTTACGGAAATCGGCAGCTGTTTTCGACCGCATTTCTGGATCGAATCGTAACTGATTGATTTTGAACCATTTATGAAAAATATGCATTTTTTGTGAAAATTCTGCATTTTTTTATTTACAGAGCCGAAAATTTGTGGTAGAATTTGGTGTACCCCAAATGAAAATCTTCCTCAAATCATCAGACGTCCGCTCGCTGGATTTCGCGGTTGGTCTGGTCCTTTCCAAGTCAAACGGAAAAGGTTTTGCGATTCCGATGCCTTCTCTGAAGCAGACTGCTCCTAACGGAACTCTGCTGTCTCATGTTTCTCGTCGTCTGGTTTTAATCTCTGATGTGACTGACGATCAGATCGTCGCCTTTCAAAAGCTGACTCTCCCGTCCACCGTTGAAATTGAAATCGCCTAAGTTATGATTCCCATCGTTGAAGCTGAACACTTTTCCTGGTCTGGCACTACAGGCACAATCTTTTCGGCCGAACTTGAACACCTCCTTGGATCTGATCGCCTGCCCAAACGATTTGATGTGAACGGAAACAATTTCATCGTGACCTTCGAATACACAGGCAGCGAACGGCATGCCGGAGAACTCGTCAAGATGTTCTTCAAGTCTATCAAACATCACAAAGAAATCAACATCGTAGTTCTAAATGACTAAGCTTACATCAGAGCAAATCGAAACATTTGCAAACCGTCCTAAGGTTCGCAAGGTCGCTGTCTGGAATTTCCTAGGCACAGTGCATCACTGCGGAACTTATTTTAATGCTCTATCAAATCTTGATCTTGATGAAAAGCTTTACAAGTGGAATAAGGAAACCGTAAGAGCAATCTTTGAAGGAATCAAACTCGCCGCAAATCATGACTAGAAAATCTTGGGTAAAAGCAGGAGATGAATGGGTTGACATCAAGACCACTACATTCATCGACATTGAGGAAGGTCCGTTCGGCGACGAATACACCTTCACGCTTTCCGACTCGGATGAAGTCTTCAAATCCCGCATCGTCATTGGATCAAAACCAGGTTAAGTATGAAAATCAGTTCAACCGCAATTATGAAAGCCATCTTGCCGCATGGATGGCATAACGGCCAACCGTATGTTCAAGACATCTTTGATCCTAAGCAGACACATGCGCTTTATGGAATCACCAAGGATACACTGGACAGCTATAAGAAGCGCCTGAAAGAACTTGGTGCAAACCGATTTAGACAAGTGAAGGCTCGAGATGGCTGGATGATCCTCTGCTTCAATGCTAACAAAATGCAGCTATCATGAAAGAAGTAACTTATGAAAGCGGTCTTAAACTCCTCTGGGATGACCGCATACAAGTCGGCTCAATCATCACGGCATATCGCCCAGGCTATCATATCGTGACATCGATTGAAGACCGCGGCAAGAAATCTACTCCTCTCATTCATTACCGAACACTCCTAAACTCAAAAGGAAAGAAATCCAAGAATACATCTGAACGATGTGACGCGTCATACTGCCGCCTCGCGTCCGAGCAAATTCCCAAGCATATTCAAATCCTTGAGGAATACATTCAATCACTCAAAAACTTTCAAGCTGAACATGACCTCTGAATTTCAAACTGCACTGGAACTTGTAAGGTTCCTCGACAAAACATTCCCTGATTCTCAAACGCTGATCGTTGGTGGAGCAGTGCGTGATACCATTCTTGGTAAGCCTGTCCATGACGTCGATCTTGCGACGAATATCCCCTTTGAGGAACTTACGACGGTTTGTGAACTTCGTGACATCACGAAGAATACTGTGAATCCTCAGCCTGTCTCTATCATCGTCTACAACGGAATTCCGTTTGAGATTGCGGCATTCCGTGCCGACTCTTTTGGAGTTGAAGGACGGTCCAATAACGAAGCAGTTCTTGTTAACTGCTTTAGACTGGATGCATCTCGACGTGACATTACGATCAATGCAATCGGTATGGACGGAAATCAAAACTTCGTTGATCCTGAAGGTGGTGTTTCTGATCTGGAGCGTCGTGTGATTCGTGCGGTGGGTATTCCTGCCTTTCGTTTTCGAGAAGATGCGACGAGAATTCTTCGCGTGTTTCGTTTTGCCGCAAGGTTTGGATTCACGATTGACGAAGATACGTTTTCTACTGCAAGAGCGAATCACTGGAGGCTTGCCGATCCTAAGCAGATTTCTCAAGAGTCTATTGCGAAGGAACTGTTCAAGGCTGCAGAGTCTGGACCTGTGCTTTCTCGATTCATCTCGCTTCTGTTTGAAGCAAATCTGATTCAGCATGTTCTTCCGGAGCTTGCTGCACTGGAAGGCTTCACGCACGATCCGCAATGGCACCCTGAAGGTGGAGCGACTGTGATCGGCCACATTCTGGAATGCTTGAACGTAAGTGATTCTACCGACCCTGTTGTCAATCTGGCATTACTGTTTCACGACCTTGGAAAGGCAGTGACTCGAGGTGTCAAGGATAACGGCCATAGCAATTACCACGGACACGAAGAAGCTGGAGTTCCGATCACGGAAGGAATCTTTGAACGACTGCGGTTTCCTGACCTGTCTGCTGAAGACAAGGATGCAATTCTGTTTGCGGTTCGTCGCCACATGCTGATGCACAACCTGAATGATTTGGCTCGCAAGACGCAAGTCAAGCTAGTTCATAACCCAGGTTGGAATGTGCTGAAGCTGGTCGGTATCTTTGATGACGTGTCAAGAATTGATCCTGACTTCCAATTGGTTCGCAAGCTGGAATTCATTAAGGAGATCGAAGCAGTTGAGGAAAAGGTTGCTAACATCGCTCCTACGGCTGATGCGCTTCGCCTGAAGGTCAAGGAATTTGTTGATGGTCACAGAGTCTTTAACTGGTTCCCCGAGACGAGAGCAAATCCAAAGCTGCTTGGGCCTATTCTGGAAAGGACTGCAGAGTTCATTCTGGATAAGCTTGATCAGAACGAAAGACCGAACGATCAAGAAATCATCGACTTCATTAAGGACATTCTAAATGAAATCAATTAAGTGGATCATCGGTTATGTCGATTCCCATGGTGCAGTACATTCGCATGTAGTGTATCATGGGGATACGATCGACTCTCATTTACAAAAATGGCCGGGAAAAGTATCTGCTCATGGTAAATGGAGATGGGACCCGTCACGCCCAGGAACAATTAACACTTATGGAGAAGACATTTCAGACGAAGAGTTGTTCGCGATTCTTGATAGAGTGGAATACCTCAATCACAACTAATCATGAGATGTGGATGCGATATCAAAAGCAGCTTGAGCAGAATCATTTACAAAAACAAATAAAGAGAATGCATAAAGACATTACAGTAGCAAAGTTCTTTGATTTCTATACACTCAATCTCCTTGACTATTTTGCAGGCGAGAAGACTCTTAACCATTCTTCCCGAGCCGAACGAATTACTAACAAGTATGTGGAGGTGACTGAGGAAATGTATGCAAAGATTCGACGTGCTCTGACATATTCGATCATTCGTGAGTTTCGACATTTTGGCTCTGAAACATTCGAACCTGTTGTATGTGACGAGGCTGATGAAAAGCTTTTTTACAAATATGACATGCTTAAAGAGATGTCAATTAAGTACGACCTCGAATTCATTCGCAATCGCTTCGACCGATACTTAAAAGGCGAACTTGAACTCCATGACTTACATATTCGATTTGACATTGATCTTTTGATCTATGCTTTCTCAAATGTTGATTGGGCATTGAAGTATGGCGGTAGAAACTGGGCTAAGGCTGCGCAACTCCTTCGTGAAGAACCAAAAACAGTTCATCATAAGCAGCTGTGGATTGACCGAGTACTCGATCTTCAGCATAACACAGGGCATATTCTCAACAAGACTGATTTCTGGTCACTGTCTCAACCAAAGCAATGCCACCGACAATTTGAACCGCGGAAGAACAAGCGGTCTCCTCTAAACTATCGTAGATACGCAAATAGTATTTCCGACCTGATTCGTTACTCTTCGTCATCCGTGCGAAAACTTGCGATAGCAAACATGAATTACATTCCCCCTCAAATTAGATGACACGATACATTGAAACTGATACCGATGTTTACTTTCCAAAAGTAAATGCGCGGCATCATATTTCATTCGTGAAGACTTACCGCAAAATGACTATTCCGCAGGCTCGTCGAAAGATGCGAGCATTATGGGCAGGTAAGTCATTGCAGAATGAAATGATACATTACTTAAAAGAGAAAGGATACATCCATGGACCCGAATAGTTCAGCTTGGTTACTCATGTGCATTCTACTGACGCTGCTTGTCATTACATTCTGGTCTCCTACTCTCATCGCTTTTATTAAGAGACATCCGCACCGCTGGTGGATTCTAATCTTCAATACGATCATTGGCGGAAGTGGAGTCGGCTGGTTTGTTGCTTTACTCTGGGCTCTAGGAGTCTTGTTGCCGAATTCCAAGAAATAATGCACATTTCGGCATTTCGGCGGTAGAAACCCAGTAGATGCCGAATTTCACGGATTTACCTCCGTAACTTATTGACAATCAATAGGCAAATTTAAGAAAAACACGGATTTTTCGGGCGGCGGAGAAAATTTATGCATTTTCTTCATTTTTTTATTTACAGACCCGGAATTTTGTGGTAGAATTTGGTGTACCCAATCCACAAAATATGTACCAAGCATTCGATCGCACCGCCACCGTCCGTCTCCGCCGCGAACTTGAGAAACTCCTTGGAGATTTCGCTGAGAAAAACGGACTGACCGTCTCACTCGGAAATGCCCGCTTTTCGCAAAGCGAAGTCCGGTTTCTGAACACGACCTTCCTTGTGAAAGGTGAACTCAAACGCGAGGAAAAAGCTCTTGAACATCAGTTCTCGGTCCACGGCCTTAAAGAGGTGAATGACCGCGGTGACCGCCTGGTTGAATACAACCGCCGCCGCTATCAGTATCCGTTCGTCTTCATCAAGAAGGCTGATGGTCGCCGCTACAAGTGCTCGCTGAATCAAGCCAAAGCTCTTGGTTTCTAATGAAAAGAAAACGTAAACCTCTTGCTACGAACTCGCTCGAAATGCGAAATCTGACACGTCATAAGTGTCCGCCGCCATCCTTCAGCTTCAAGGATCGTAAGCAAGAGGCCCAACGCAAAATCTGCCGAACCAAAAATCATGAAGACCAGCACTAAACAACTTGTGACCTTCGTTCGCCTTGACGAGAATGCAATCATCGCTCCTTGCGATTTCCATTCAATGGACGGCGGACAGAATCTCCATCAGATTCTTCATCCAGAAACCATCGGTCAGCGACCTAGCGACTTTTCACCGGATCGGAGTTTCTGGAGACCGACTCATATTCAAGAATCTCGTGCATGAGGCCACACACTAACATCGGAATCATTGGTGGTGCCCTGAATGTTGGGCGGTCTACGCTAACATCTGCAATTGTCAATACTCTTGCTGAACAGACCAAACCAGGTGCTGTCATTACGGCCGATGAGATTAAGATGCCGAAGCTTGAGGATGTTAAGATGTACGAAGAAGCTCCTAAGCCGAAACTTCCTATGAAATCAATTTTCCCGTTCATCGCTACATCGGCCATGCTTGGTGGTGCGTTTAACTTTCCTGGCCCGTCGTCATATGACATTCGGCATGATCCTACTCGAGAGAAGACTCCTGAAGACCTTGCCAAAATCGATGCCGCAAGAATCAAGCGTGAACGAAAAGCTAACCGCAAGAAATCATGACATCGATTGACTGGGACCGATACGTTACACATGATGTTCGCCGAGCGAAGTCTGCGGCCTGCCGTAGCTATGAAGCAGCAGGTAAACAAGGACTTGCAATAGACACTATCTATCCTGTCACCACTTTTGCTCTTGGCTGCCTTCACCATGAGATTCAAGTCGAAGGTAGATTTCGCAATGCAAACGATTTCATAATGTTCATTATTGACGCCCCGCAATGAAACGACCATTCAAGACAGCTGAAGCAAAAAGGACTGACACCACGACTATTAAGTGTCATGGACCGGGGATTGTAGCTGGGTCGGAAAAATGCATTCCTTCGCAAAGTCCCACTGCTGACGGTTGGCTGAAAATTGGTTGCCATGAAGTAGAGACAAAGCTTGTTGCATACACAGGAATTCGAACCTGGCGATGCCCAGTCTGTTTTGAAGAACACCGCAAAAGAGTAAACGCACGATGAAAAAATTCACATTCAAAAAGCACAAGAAGGAAGGCAGTTATCGCTCCTTTCAGAAAGACTACACTGACGTCAAACTTAGCGGAAATAAGGTTGGCTGGATCACTGAGCGAGAATACGAAAAGTATGAGCTATGGTTTTCCGTCAAGTCAACCGAACATACTTGCGGCTGGAAGAACATCAAGTTGAAGGCCGAATTCAAAAACGAAAAAGACGCTCGAGAATTTATCACTACGAACGCTGCTAAGCTTCAAGAAAAGCTCGAGCTGCATCAGCACATAGACTAATGAATTTCAAATTTCAAAAACAAAAGCATCGATTCAGTATCGTCCCTGGAGTTCAGGAGACTGCTGTTATGATCGAAGGTATGCATGTCGGTTGCATTACACGCTGTCCAGATTCTGGCATCTTTCGTATCAATCTTTCAGTAACTGATCCAAAGAAGAAAGTCCCGTGGAAGTGGGCTCCACTTAAGCAGCCATTTCATTCGATCGGTGAAGTCAAGAACTTCCTTACAAATAACATTGATGACATTCTTCGCCGCTTTGAACTTCACCCAATCGTAATGCCATGAATACTATGACTGTCGGATTTACTATCTCTGGAGACTTCATCACGAATCACTCCCGCAACCTGTGGACCGAAGGTTCATATTCAAAAGCTCTTGATTTTCTTGAATGCATCGATGGTCTGACTCATGAACAGCGAGTCGATATCCTTGCAGGTAAGCTGAAAATGATTGGTGCCAATTCAACGCTTGACCTCGTTGAGGATGAATGGAAACCTGGCGAAGACATTGACTATCCTCCGTTTGTTGAAGGAATGCGGCGTGGCGATAACTGGCATGAGCTCAAAGAACTTCGAGAAAATGCGGCATGGAAGATTGCATATGAAGAATGGCCATACTACAATTACTCCATCTTTGATCGAAAGCGCACTCGCTATTCTGGAATTCTTGCAAAGATTGCAAAGCATGTTGGTGAACAGCGTGCAGCGCAGATCATGCAGACTGTTCAGAACGAAAAGATGGACGATTGGTCAGGCCGTAAACCTCCAGAACCTCTTGTTAAGACGGACGAGGAAAAGAAGGAATCATCTGTTTTGTCAAAGTCGTCCACCCTTGATCCTATCGAGATGCTGTATGCGCAGACGCAAAACCAAATGATGGTGAATGCTGTTCTGGCTGGGCAAGATCCTTCATCAGTTCCTACTGTTGAAGCAATGATGAATCGTGGTTCTAATCTGAAAATCAAACTTGATTCAAAGATGGAGTCAGCTAACGGTTGGCTTCTTCCGAACGGAAACTACTACGGATGTGGAGTCATGGAACATGTCGGTCTTGCCGAGAATCTCATGGAGCATCTGAAGATTTCAGTGCCAGATTCAAACCACGAACGGCATGCCGAAGATCTGGGTTGGATCAAAATCAGCAAGTCATCTACGGGCTTCTACATTATCAGTAAGAAGAAGCCGACTCAGAAACAGCAGAACAAGCTGTGGGATTACTGTCAGAAGCATAACCGCGATTATGATGAATATGTAAGCCGACTTCTATTATGAAACATCAACCAAAGAATCTGACCGAAGGACTGACTCCACCAAAGAGACTGCATGATACTACTCGTCTCCCTCAGTATTTCGATACTCTCTGGGACATAAAGTGGGGTTCGCAAGTTTACAGCAATCTCTACGGAATTCTGGAAAAGGAAGACTTCTTCCGTGCACTCGCAGAGCATGGATTTGACGCTGCCGCGGTCAGAAAATACGCCGAAAATCACAAAAATGCGTAACTGATTGGTTTTCAATACAGAAGAAAAATTTGTGAAATTTCTTCATTTTTTTATTTACAAGTCACAGATTTTGTGGTAGAATTTGGTGTACCCAATCCACAATATGTCAGAAGTTCTAAAAATGCTGGAAGACCTCGAAAACCGCCTTTGGGCACGATTCGGAAATCCTCTGGCGAAATACACGAAGACTCAGACCGACGTTCATATGACTTATTATGTCGGTCGCCTCATGGAGGAACTCGGACATAAGTGGGTCAACCCGAAGAACATTTCTGGAGATCATGAAGACCGTGCTTATTACTCCGAAAAGGCTTTGCACGATGCATTCCTCGCAGGACAGCTTTTGGCTCGGAAGTCAAATCAAGAACTCGCAGAAAACATTCGGGCCGAAATTAAGGCTGAACTGAAGTCCGCAATTGACGAACTGTAAACTCCTCTCAACTACATCATGACACCAAACATTGACAAATTCGTAAAGGAAGTCTCGAACCGCCTCAG